TCATTCTTCTTAAAGTATTCCAATTAATGCTTGCTCGGACATGTCCTGGCATATTGGCTTTACCTTGTTTGGCTTCTTTGGCTTGATAGTCGGTAATATTATTAGCTCTCTTTGGCGAACCTTTTTCCCAACCTGGTCTTGCCTTAAACTCTGTGCGGAATTCTCCAATTCGTTCCAGAATCTCTTTTTCTTGGCTACCGTTAAGTACCTTGGTCAAGATCTCTTCTAAGAACTTCTGCATAAATTCAGGAGTATCTGAACGCTTCAAGTCTAAGCCCATGGCCTTAATCTTACCTGGTTTGCCGTCCACATCAGTACGCTTGCCTTCTTTATCGTAGTACAATACAGCATAACGCTTCTTGGTAATGAACAGGCCTTTGATAGCAACAATTTCTCGACCGGCTTTAATAACTTCACCGCGAGTTTTAGGACAATGAAACGCATCACTCATAAACTGCGGGAATGTACTGTTCACTTCATTACTAATTGTGTCATACAATTGAATAACGGTGCTCTTGTCCCACGGGATTTCACCTTTATCGATTTCTTTCTTTAAAGATGTGTAAGCACTGAAATAAGCAGAGTCTGTATCGCCATATATAATTGCTTTGCCTACATGGTCATATTCGCCTGTAATTACTTCATTTATTTTGCCAGCCATATGCCGAGCGATGGATCTGCCGGTAAGAGTTGTGGATTGCCCAATACGATTATCAAAGAACCTGCAACCAGCGTTAAGAATAGCACCATATAGGCTATTGAGGTTAATCTTTTTAACCAATTGTCTTTTATCCCAATATTCTTCTTCAATTTTATTCTCCGCTTTAATTGCTTCTTTTAATTTGGCCTGCATTTCTTTTCGTTCAGCATACCAACGCTTTAGTAGACCTGGGATAACACCTTCGAACTCGTGTGTAAAGATAGTACCATTGGCACTTAACATCCACGGCTTATTACTTTCGTAAATGAGTTCGTAGATTTCTGCACCACTCATTACGCTTTGTTCGCCATTTTCCCACTCGATGATAATATCGTTGGCACGATCTTTATTCATAACGAATTCATATTCGTTGGCACCAAACTTGCCTTCCCAGGCTGCGGCAAAAGAATTGCCTTTGGCCATCTTGGCTTCAATTTCTGCTGTAGTATAATCTTGTCGCAACTGCCCAATAATAGTTTCTGGGCCCATGTTTAATGCACGAATTACAGATGGATACAGTGAGTTAATATCCATTGAGCCAATCCAGTCATGTAATCCTTTCTTAGGATATGCAACATAAGCACCCGCGGCTTGTGTGTTAGCTTCGTCATCTCTGCGTGGACGACTTGGCACAATTAAACCTAAATGATGTGCTTCATTGATAATAGCCTGCTCTGTAACAGCCACCGCACCCATTGTAGTTTGTATCAACACGGTATTTTCATGTGCAATGGTATTGGCAAGATCGATAAACTTTAATTTTTTATCTAGTTTGTCCAGCAACGCACAGTCTTGGCGGTTATATTCAATAAACTTTTTAAAGTCGTTATTGTAAAGCTGATCCAATGTGCCTTCATAGACAGTTTTGCTTTCGCCAACTTCCATTTCGCCAATGGCATCTAGTCGGTAACTATGTCTTTCTTCATATGTATATTTGCGATACAGTTCTAGACTATCCACATGCACACGACCGACTAGATCGTATGTGACTGCTGTCTTACCATATTTTTCATATTCTCGCTTTTTAGGCATTTGGTCAAACAAACAAAAGCGTCTTGTGTCTTCTTTGCTTAACACCTTGGTTACACGATTGACGGTATACGGCATATCGAATCCTTCCGAGTTCCAACCGCTTAGTACATCAGCATCTTGTATTAGGTCCAAGAACATGTCTAGCATTTCTGCTTCGGTTTCAAACAAAATAGTGTTAGGAAAATCCTTAACTTGTTCTGTAGCCTGCTCCATAGTTAATGTCTTAGGAGGAACAGCAAGACATACCAGTGTATCCATCCATTGTAGGTGAACAGCAATCGCAGTGATTGGCATAAATGCATCATCGGGTGATGCATAGCCGCGCTCTGGATCAAAGTCCACCTCAATATCCCAAAACGCTACATTTAGTTTTGGAGCATCTTTGCCTAGGTAGTTTTCTTCCAGACAACGGAAGACAGGATTGATGTCACTTTCGTATAAACGGTGACCGCTGTGTATTCTTTGTTCTTTTGTGAATTCCTTAAAGCTCTTAGCAGTTACTTTGCTAAGATTCTCTCCAAAGATTGATTTGTATTTGCCTCGTTGATCTGGATAATAAAACAGATACTTGGCTGGGTAGGTTTGATAGATTCTGCCTTTCTTAGGATCTCGTTCCACTACCTGAACAATATCCTGATCTCGATCCCAACGGGCGTCGACATAACTCATATATTTTCTCCTCGTGATTTATGGCTCACTGACCATCTTTGTGTCATTTATGGCTGACTGGACCTTTCTCACAAATATTTATTAATGATTGATCAACATACGGACAAGACCGATTGAATCAATACTGGTTAGCAGGATATAGTTAGCCAGCATGCCAAAGCTCTTACGAGTAAAGCTAGCCCATGCATACATAGCACAGCCACTAATCCAGATAGGGTATAGTACAATAAGAGGAGGGTTAGGGACGGTGACTGCCATGGTAATTGAACAACCAATGCTAATAGCCCAAGCAAGCAACTCAATGCAAAAGCGTAAAGGATGACTTGCCCAATCGTCCCTAATCCATCGTATAGTTGGACCAAATACAGCATCTAACATTAGTCTTCTCTACGGTTAGCGTGACCGGAAATATCAACAATGGTTTCCAAGTCATCAAATTCACGGAATACTTGATCCCATTGATCTTTTTGTGCAATTTTGATTGCTTTTTTGATTACGCTAGGTTTTACTTCTAGTTCTTCAGCTACTGCTTTGATTGTTTCATTCAGTCCTTCGGTGAGGTCTTGAATTTCTTGCATGACAGTCATGCCTTCTGCAACAATCTGTTTAATTTTTGCTTGTTCTGGTGCGCCAAATGCTTTGGTCATAAAAATCTCCTTAAAAGCTATTATATAGCCTACAAGGAGCGATGTCAAACTATTCTGGATTTATTTCTTTTTCATCCAATTGTTAACTGGACTTACTGAATGAGTATCAGTTGGTTCTTTGCTACCATCTGATGTATGTTGTTTTGCCTTGTATCCAAACGCATTAATACTGTTAGCAATGATATCTTTATCTGCTTGGCTATAACCTATCATTACCATATCGTCAACAAACTGTCCATTAGTTGGAAATGGATGTATATCTGCAGGACTTCCTGCCATATGCACACCTAAGCGATACTTATGGTAATAATTAGTAGGACCTATTGGTAATTCTGGAACACCGACGCTACTCATACTAGGAATAGTATCCTGTTGAGATTTTACCAATTGCTGTTTTTCAGCTAGAAATTCTCGAGCTCTCATTTCTTATTAGCCTTTGCTTTACCAGCTTTCATATTGGCCAACCAATGTGCCATACGAGCCTTTTCACCTGTACTATGTTTAGCAGTATTTCTTAAACTACTAACTGACGCTTTGGTATTTACACCACTGCGTTTGGCTAGTCCTTTGCGTCCAGGATGCTTACCATCAGCAAAGTTTTCTTTTAACATTTCTAAAACATCATATAATTCTTCAACACTTTCGCAATTCCATTTACGAAGGCTTTTGTTTATACGACTATTTGGATCATGTTTTGCCGCTGATCCTGTATTATGTTTTTTCATGCCCTTCATACGAGCGCAAAAACTCTTACGGCGTTTAGCGGCCTTACTACCTTTTTTTAATTTACTAGGCTTAGTAGTTACAGCGGTTTGTAAATGACTGCCTGGATGTTCGCGTCTATATGATGCTACACCTTTTTTATTTAAACCGCCGTTTTTATTTTTGCCTGACGATTTTTGCCAGGCTGCGGTTTCTATAATAAATTCACTGGCTCTCATTTCTTTTCTTTAGCGGCATAGCTAGCGGCATTTGCCATTTGTATAATTTTTGCCTTGCTCTTGTTTCTAAACTGATGATGCCCTTTGGCATTAGGAGTTTGAGCACCTTTTAAAAAATCGTGAATATATTTTTCAGGAGGATCATTTGGTTTAAGTTTTTCTGCAAGTGTTGCCGCTAGTGATTCCATGTAAGAATCTGCTTCCGCTACACCTTTTTCTTTAGCAAATGCTTTTTCAAGATTTTTAGTTAAAGATTTAACTACTTTCTTTCGAGTAATTGGCTTTGCTGTATTACCTTTAGAACCTACCGGGTAGTCATCAATATTCCAACCGGCTGCACCTTTTTGGCTCTTATCCATCTCCGCCACACCTCTTCCGTGTCTTCCGCCTGCGTATGTATCATACGCA